AATTTTCTCGTCAACGTTTGCACCAATAGATCCACAGATTGGACAGCAGTGGGAAAACGGTGGCAAACTATATACTTATTATTATGATGGTAATAGCTACACTTGGGTTGAGCTTTAAATAACAATCTGTAGAATCATCTCAGTTTCTCTTTTTATTTTTAAAAAGATTGTTGACGGTGATGTTACAGTTTTTAAATATATAAATGATGCACCATCAAATCCTGGAACACCATTTAAAAAATATGAAGATTTAAGAGGAACTGTGCAGTTATAATCTATGTATGGTTCAACAAATGCATTATATAATGATGAATCAGAAAAATCTATTTTTAACACTGGATTTGGTATAACCATTTGGCTGTTATAACTAGCATAATTTGTTTGAACGCCATCTACAATTAAAACATTTGTATTAGTTTGTGATAAAATAGTTTCTGTTGATGCTTCAGTACTGATAAACTCAACAGATGTTCCAATTTTAATAAAAGAATAATAATTTATTGACAGTGATAGACCATCCCATGCATCGGGATTGTATATGTTGTCATAATTTGATATTCTGTGTGCAGCATACCAATCATAATAGTTTGTTGTATCAATAATTGATCTGCAATATCTTTGATGTAGATTTTGATTATTTAATATTTTAGTAGTAGTTCCATTTGAATCTACTATTTTTAATAATCCATTGATATTTTTATTTTGAGATAATGTAACTAAGTCTGGTACACCTCTCATGTATATATTTACTGTTACTGGAATAAAATAAAAATTTTCACTAGTAATACCCGATGCACTATTGATATAAATTATTTGACTTCCATCATTTAATTTTAAAGATGAATTTATTTTATATCTAGCATTGTTTGCTGATGATCCAACAACCTGTATATATTCTTCGTAGTTATAATCGTTACCATATATTCCAAGAAATTCAATATTATTTGGATCATCTTTATTTAATTGTGAAATAAAATATTGTGCAGTATTTCCTACTACTGCGCTATAATTTAATGGTGTTACAAAATTGTTAGTATTATATGTTCCATTTATTAATGCTGAAGAGTATGTGGTTCCACTTAAATTTATGTATTGGTTGTATGTACCTGTAATACCAATTAATTTATATGTTCCAGAAAAGTTATATTGAATGCCACTACTTTGAACATAATACGTTCCTCCTGATACACTAAATGTATTTCCAAGAGTTATAGATCCAAAAAACTTTTTTATAAATTTTAAATCAGAACTATTTGATGTTTGTGAATAATCAATAAAAAAACTATTTCCAGTTTTATATATTGTTGGAGAACTCTCAACCAGTCCTTTAGTAAAACACGGGTCTGCAGTAGTTCCTATAAATTGAGAAATATATGCATTTGTTGATTTTACTAATGTTAAAAATGTATCTGTACTTGACATATTATGATGCAAAATAACTTAATGTTTGTGTTCCGCTTTTTGCCATTCCATAAACCATACTTATGTTTGAAACATTAAAAAATACATTTTCGCCTGGTTCTAATTGGTAACCATAACTTGTTCCAACTAAAGATCCACCTAGATAAATTAAATCTGTGTTTGTTCCAAGAGCCTTTAAATTTACACCACCTGCACATGTAAACCCTACTGGAGATATTCCAGTAGCACCAGTTGTCATTGAGACAACACCTGAACGCACTGTGGTTGGTCTAACTAAACCAAATACAGATAGAGCTTGATATATGGCATCAAGGGTAGTTCCCATAGATCCCATTCGTGAATACATTGCAGTCATTCCGTTCAATATTGCAGTATCATTGATACCAACTGTATTTCCAACAGTTGTGGCAATACTCAACCCACCACTCATTCCTTGAATACGCAATCCATTACCAGCAGAGTCATTGGTTACACCTACAGTTGCAGCTATGTTTGCAGTGATTGTAATTCCACTAAAACTTACTTGCATTGGGTTTGCAGTAGTTCCGATAGCAACACCACTAGCATTGACCAAATTAGAATAAATCCAAGTATTTCCACTCGGACCAAATACAGAAACATTGTCTGTCACTTTATTTAAATATCGTCCACCAGTGACTTCTACTCTGCAACCAGTTGTAGTCTGCACATATACAGGAGATGCCGTAAGACCCATAACACTCACTGTACCAGACACCGGAACTGGAGTTCCTGATCCAATACCTTGAATATTGATTGTTCCAGAGAAACCAGAAATAGTAGCAGTCATACCACCAGCTACCCTGACAGGAAGTGGTGTGGCTGTGTCTACCACGGTCAATGAACCAGTGGGACCATATGCCATTTTGTAAATTTGAGTATAATTTGTAATTCCACCCACTGATACAGGATCAGCTGAAACAGCAAATGTTACTCCACTTGTTTCGATAACAACATACGTGCTTCCAAAATATGGTGATAATGACATAATTTATCCTTGTGTTCCTTAGTCTTCAATATTTATACTCTTATATTTATTGGATTTAATATAAAACGATGATATAATAACATTATGTACATAGATGACTCTGCCAAAGAACAATTTTCAAATAAGGTAATATCAAGAGTAAAATCTACTAATATGACTTTTATGGATTGTGTTTTAGAAATTACAGAAGAAATGGGTTTAGATCCAAGTGCTTCTGGTAAACTTTTAACCAAGCCAATTATTGAAAAAATTCAACAAGAAGCCCAAAACCTCCATTTAATGAAAAAATCTAAATCTAAGAAACTACCAATTGACTAATGTAAATCGTGGTGTATAGTATCAGAGAACTGTTAGGCCAAGGTAGATCCTTGGGGAAAGAAAGACACATATGGCAAATTTTTCAGATTTCAAGAAGAAGAGTAAGAACTCAGTCGCATCACTAACCGAGCGCATGGATAAGCTCACGTCAAAGGAGAGTTACAAGGATGACCGTATTTGGAAGCCTGGTATCGATAAGGCTGGAAACGGTTATGCAGTAATTCGATTCCTTCCTGAGATTGCAGGAGAAGATACTCCTTTTGTTTCAGTTTACAGTCATGCCTTCAAGGGCAAGGGTGGTTGGTTGTTTGAAAATTGCCCAACGACTCTTGGAGAGAAATGCCCAGTTTGTGAAGCAAACACGGAACTCTGGAATAGTGGAATTGAGGATGACAAGAATATTGCACGTAATCGTAAGCGTAAGTTGACTTATATCTCCAACATTCTTGTTCTTGAAGATCCTGCAAACCCAGAGAATAAGGGAAAGGTTTTCCTTTATCAGTATGGTACTAAGATCTTCCAGAAGATTCAAGGACTTGCTCATCCAGAGTATCAAGATGAGACTGCAGTTGATCCATTTAACTTTTGGACTGGTGCAGACTTCAAGATCAAGATTCGTAATGTTGGTGGGTACGTAAACTATGATCGTTCAGAGTTTGCTGCTCCTGCTCCTCTTCTTGGTGGAGATGATAAGAAGCTAGAGGAACTTTGGAAGAAGCAGTATGCTCTCAAGGAGTTTACTGACAAGAGTCAGTTCAAGAGTTATGATGAACTCAAGGCTCGACTCAAGAAGGCAACCGGAGACGATATTCGTGCTCAGTTTACCGACTCAAAGAGTATTGAAGATGATGTCACGGATAATGTAATCCGTGAAGACATTGAGGAAAAGGATCCTCTAAAGTATTTCTCCGAAATGGAGAATGATTGAAAAAAGCCCCGCAAGGGGCTTTTTTTATGCCCAGGTAGGGTACTGAGCAAAACGTTCTGCTCTGGCATCAAATACTAAATTGGTTTGTTCTAGTGTTGGTCGTTCTTCAAATTTTGAAGCTGGACTTGGATTTGGTATCCATTTATTTTGTGCATTATCAGCCAAACTTGTTACACTATCTCTTATACCATCTACATTTTCTTCTAATTTTTTATATGATGCTTCTGGATCAAATTTAACTTGTAATTTTATTCCAACATCAGCAACTTCTGCACTTGTTTTTTCAGATACATCTACTTTAGTTGCTTGATAAACAATTGAATCCAGTAATGGTGGGTCAACAATTGTTTTAAACACAACGCTTTCAGGTAAATCCATATCTTCGGGAATACTACTATCAAGTTGCGCCGACCTAATATCTGAAGGTTTAATAGATGGTGCAAATAGCTGTTGTTCTGCAGTTACATCCAATGATATGTTATTATCGTCTACCATTAATTAAATCCTTGCATGTTTGGTGTGTGTGACATATTTTCTTGGTTCTTTTGATCTTGATAATCTATCAATAATTTTACATAAACTTCGCGTTCCCACCATACCATATTTTCTAAATCAAACAGATTCCAATTAAAATTATTTATCAGGGTAAAGTTGGTAACATAGTAATCTTTTAAATCAAAAAACTTTACCGATAAGTAAAAAAAGTTAAAAATCCATTTACCTCCTTATCACCATCTTCCGTTTTGATAATTAAAAACAAATCAGGTTGAGTCTTTAAAAACTCTTCAAATTTAGGAAGAACGGTCATAGGTAAATTATCTAAAATTAATTTAATTTCATCTGTAACATATTTACTAACATGAAAGATCTCACCATTAAATATAACTTTTTTAATACATGCTTGAATTACATCTTCTTTATTCAGTGTATTTAATTTTAATAAATCTTTTATCGTTGGTGTTTCTAATACTAAATTAACATTATTAGTTAACTCTATAGTTTGCGATGATATACTATTTTTTCCATATATCTCAGAAATAGAAACTTGAATGCGTTCTTTATTATGAATCAAATTTAATTGTTCATCGACACTTTTTGATCTTATTTGTAAAAAAAGAAATTCAGCATCTGCCATACACAATTCTAAAACATTAATATCTTTAACATTAGTTTTTAAAATATCAACTAAACTAGTTAATGCCAATTTTCTATTTTCTTCTTGTAAGATAATAGAGATATTTTTTGCATCCTTTACTCTGAATGGAACAAACGAAACAGTTTGTTTCGAGAAAGGAAGAGTAGTCTGATATTTTGGTAAAAGACTTTCCAACGAATTAAGTATATCCATATTATGTACCTGGTTTAAAAGTGAAATCTCTGAACATCATCAAAACTTGATATGTCATATAATCATTAGTCTTCATCATACTCAATTCAATTGGTAAACATTCAATAGGATATATTTCAAAAAATGTATATATTCTATTAATATTGCCATTAGGATCAAGTATATTAATTTTCATTTGTGTTTTTGCAATTATATCATCATAGTATGAAAGTTGAAAAGGTGTTTTGTATGTACCTCTTTGTCTTCCTCCAGAGTAAATTAAATTAAACCATGTATCAAAAAAGTCTGTAATAAAATGATCATTAGTTACAGCAAAAGTTAACATAATTCCTTGAGGAAATTTTTGAGATCTAGGAACACTTCTACCTAAACCATATCCTGCAAGATTATCTGCAACAGAATCGATAGCTCTGGCACCAATCATTACTCCAATTGGTTGAAAATCATTTGCTGGTACCAATCCACTCAAGACCGGAGCCAGTCCATTAAAGGACATAGAAAATCTATTGGGTCTCTGTAACCCTTTGTGTCTATCAAAAAAATCTTTGATTACTGTTATTGAATTAGTTTGATTTGGTGGTATTGCCATTTGAAAAAAGTTCTTTTTCTGTTATTATTTTAAAAACCATATTATTCTTATCACAATACGACTTAGCTGCGTTCCATTTACAATTATTTACGATCCAAGTAAATCTCTCTTTTTTAGAAGCATTTTCCTTTATCATGGTTTGTTTTTTGGGTTTTACTTCAACCATCCAATTTTGTAAACCATTTGTGTTCTGAAACTGTATTAAAAAATCTGGATAGTAATTGTGCATCTTTTTATCAATAGGACTCATATATGGAATGGCAATTTCTTCAGATGACCATTTTAATATACTTGAATGTTCATCACAGAATACACATACATTTCTTTCCCACATAGATCTACAGACAATTTTGGATACATCTCCTGCGTATTTTCTTGGATTTTTAGGATTAAAAATTGTTCTGTACGCCATTATAATATTTAGTTAAATTATCTAAATATTATTACATGGCACAATATAACTTTAGATATCCATATGGCTTGGCTCAAGCAGAACAACCTCTTTGGTTGAATTTTTATGCTGCTAACTATTCATTAAAAAACAATGAACGTACCAGAGCAGGGGTTATAAACAGAGCATTTGCTCAAATTTCATTACCTATGCCAAAAGAACCTGGCTATCAAGTTGCTCACGAATATGGTGAAAGCAACAACAATCCAGTTGGACCTATGATTAATAGATCCGGACTAGCTAATAGCGGTGGAGGAATGAAAGGAGCAATCAACCTATTAAAAAGAAATATACAACCAGCAACCTTTTATTGGGAAAGAATGTTTGCAACCTCTACTTATAGGCGTTTCAGTAATATTGCTGAAGCAACACTAGTATCTGAAGGACGTAAAAAATACTTTTTTCAATATGTTTTTGTTCCAAAAAATGCGGCAGAAAGTATTCAAATTGAAGAAATTATTGGAACTTTTAGAAAATCATCTTATCCAGCCGTAGCCACCGGTTTACCTGAACGGTCATACCCTCAAAATCTATGGGCATTAAAAATATCCAAAGGTAATGGTGTTGCATTAGGTGGTGAACAAAACTTAACAGCAAACTGGATGGGAGAACCATTGGTTTGTGTGTTAGAAACTGTCAAGGTTCAAAAGAATGATGAAATCGATCCAGTTATTAGATATCTACCAAATGGTGCATCATCTATTACTTTGTTAGGATTACTTTTTAGTGAATTTGAAACCGGTACCTATGTCCCAGAAGCAAATTCTGTTTGGTCTAAATCAGAAATCTCAAATTATTATTTTGGTCCATCCGCATGAAATTCTTTGAAAATTTACCTAAAACTTCTTTTGAGACTACAATTGGTACGTTTGAGATCTCTGATTTTTTTACATACCTTGATGTAGAAAATGCTCTCATACAAGAGAGTAATATATCGATAGATAGTAAAACAACTTTATTAGAGGCTGCTGCTACCACATATCAAGATCCAGATAGTTTCTGGGCTATTGTTGCTGCCAATAATGTCATTAATCCATTTACATTAGTTGAGAGCAATGTAAATATTTTTACTAATGCTAATAAAAATAATACTTGTTTTGTTTTATCAATAAATAATGCTACATTAGATATACTTGGACCAAATTTGGCATTTCCGATTGGTAGTTTAATATTTCCATATATTGCTAATAGTGGAACTGCTACTTTTTATGGTAGCACAGGATCTTATAATATGAATGGAGCTATGGCAGTTATAGTAGATTCTTCATATTATGATCTTACTATGACAGCCAGTATAGTAACAGGTGGAAATAATTTTTTAATTAAAAATGCACCCATCACCATAATTCCGTTAAAGTCTGATGGAACATATGATGTTCCATATAATAGATTCGTAACTTCTATTCAAACAGCTAATACTAAAATAGTTAAACAAGTTAATAAAACTGATGGCAAGACAATATATAAAAACTATAGAGTTTTAGATGGTGAACCAACCCTAGATACAATCTTACCTCAATCAACACCGTTGGGTGGAGTTGTACCCTATACAATTTATACTGCAGAACAAGAAATTACAACTGCTTCTAAAAATATTAAAGCATATGTACCAAAACAACTTGGTTTAATTCAATCTTCTTTTGTTGCTACTAAGTATAAGTGATACCTTTATGCCAAATACACAATCACAGTTTAATCCAGCCTATTCTACTATTAAATCAGTTTTTGTTGGTGGTTTAGAAGTAAACAAACAGAATACAGAATGTAGATTTGAAAGAATAGAAATAGTAGAAAATATTACAGACGTTTTACCACGTGGAACTGTAGTTGTTACAGATTTAAAAGATATTGTTAGTTATGTTAGCAACAACAAAATTGATAAAGTTATTATTGAATTTTTTAATGGTAAAAAATGGGATTGTGATGTTACTAGCGTTTCTTATGTTAACAATGCGGGATCAGACAGTGATGATACAATAGTTGCTATCAATTTTACAAATCATTATTATAAATATTTTTCTACAAATTCATTAAATGCACTTTTACAGTTTAAGAAACCTAAAGTATTCCATGTAAATGAACTTGTAGCACAATTAAGACATACTTTTGGAGTACTCCCTGAGTCTGGTTGGAATGATTCTGCCTCAAATTATTTTTTATATAAACCATTATCTCCATATAATTCTGGTGAAGAAACGATTCCAGATAATGCAATTGAGTTATTTAATTACCTTTCAACCGGTGCTATTGATGAATTTGGTGAACCTAATTTTATATTTTGGACTGGTATTGCTGGTGATGTTAATTTTAAATCATTTAAAAGAAACATTGAAAGAGATGCATCATATACATCCATGGATGCTGAGGTAAGAAATGTTGGTATATTCAAAGGTGATGCAGTAATTCAAAAATTGTCTGATAAAAAGACATATAGAAAAGCATATTTCTTTGCATCCAACCCTGCATACCAATGGATTTCTAAAAACTATTATTATATTCGCAAAACACCAAAATATTTGGATACTCTTCCAACTATTACAATCCCAGATGGACTGACTGGTGATGCAAAAAGTAATGCTGAATCCGATGCTATAATTGCTACACAAAATACAGCATTAAAAAACCTTACGTTTCAATTTCAAGATGATGGACAAAAATATAATATTGATGTTGTAACTGTGTCTGGGCGAGGAACAGACGCACCACAAGGTGGCGATCAACTAATCCCAGAAAACTCATGGGGATATTATGATGGACAGGTTCCCAGTAATTCTAAATCTATTACTAATACCATTTATAATCAATATGGTGTTGAAAACAATTATAAATCATTAAGTTTAATGGGTCTTGATGGATTTATGCCGTTCCTCGATAGTCCAGATATGTGGAAAAATATGTTTGATGTTACTCCCATTCATCCAGATTATCCTGATACTATAGACGCAGATCCTGCTAACATTGTTTCTGGTGTAAACACAAAGTTACAAAAGGTAATGGATATTCGATATGAT